TACTGTGCATTTTAAAAATGAAGTTTTATTTAATTATTTACTAAAATGCGGTAAGCAATTTAGTTGGAGAACGCGAGGCCACCCATACCCGATTGGATGCGGAGAACGTTGTAGTTGGTCGCGAACATGTGCATGGAGGTCGCATCGTTCGCGGTGTTCATCTTGACCGCAACCTGCGCGTTGTCGATGCGCGAGAAGTTGCAGGTACCAGTTGGCTGGTGCTCCTCTGGCTTGAGAGCGAAGGAGTAAGAGTAGATGCCTGGGTAAGGAGAGCCAGTGTGGTGGTTGTAGGCTTGGACCTGGTTGAAGTACTTACCCTTCTGCTCCTTGAAGCGGTCTTGGCCGTTGAGGACAAGCTTGAAGGTGTCGAGGGGACCCGCCGCCTCCTCAGTGAAGGCGGTGTCACCACCACCGGTACCGACCTGCACCATGGGGGCACCCGCGAGGGCGGTGGGCACGAAGGCGTTGGACGCCTCGATGGCAGTCTGGTCAGACTCGAGGACGATGTTGGTGGCAACAGACGCGGTGGTGAAGTTCCAGAGGGAGTTCTTGGACGCGGTGTTGGAGAAGCACCAGACGAGCTCCTTGACTGGGTGGTTGTAGGAGAGGCGGACCTGCTTTGTCGCCGCGGAGGTGACGGTGTCGGTGCCGGTGTGCTGGACCTGCTCGATGAGGTACTCGTGACCCTTCTGCGCGAAGCGGCGACGCTCCTCAGTGTCGAGGTAGATGTAGTTCGCCCACACCCGGAAGACGGACTTGTTGAGGAAGGTCTCCATGTCGGAGGCGAGGTCGAAGTCGATGCGGACCTCGTGGTACTGGAGGGCGATGAGGGGGAGGTAGAGACCGGGGTTGCGGTTGAAGAAGAAGATGAGGGGGAGGTAGACAGTCTTGCCGTCCGCCGCGGTGGTCATCTTACCCCAGGTGGCCTTCTTGGACTCGTCCAAGTAAAGCTCAGAGTACATGCGCCACCACTTCTGGTAGTGCTTGTCGATGCGCTGACCACCGATGGAAAGCTCGACGTTGTTGATCGCACGCTCCGCGACAAAGTTGCAGTCACCCGCATCAGCAGTCTTGGTCGCGGCGATGTCAGACTCGAGTTCGAGGTACATGTCACCGACGAGATCACCGTTGCGCGCAACGGTCACGGACACGCGACCGGAGTTCGCGGCAGTACCGTTGACGGTCTGCTCGATGTTCTCCATCGCGAAGTTGGTGTGGCGCTTGTATTTCGCCTGGAAGAAAGTCACCTCAGGGTTACCGGTAAGGTAGACATCCTGGGCGCCGTACGCTACGAGTTGCATGAGACCACCGGCCATTTTGAGAGTTGTTGTACTATAGGCAGAGAAAATAATTTTGGGGGAACGCGCATTTCCCGATCCCAATTTTTCTCAGTCCAACATAAATGTCGACACACCCTGAAGAAGATGAAATTGAAGAGGGAGAAATTGTTTCCGAAGATGAAATTTCTTTGGACATGTCCGATGACGAGCAGATTTTGGGAGATGATGGTATCGATATCGCCGAACTCTTAAGTTCACTCATGGCGACGCCTGAGGGTGACACAGTCTGTACAGCCCTTGTAAATATTGCACTCCAACTACAAACACAAAATAAAATTTTAGTTAAAATGCTCAGTAAGATTCAAAGTGCTTAAGGAATAAATTGTATATAATATAAATGCAGGAAACCCACTTCATCGACAAGGAACCCAACACTTATGAAGCTTTGGCGGAACTTCACAAGGAACAAATCCAGTCGATGAATCAGGAACATATTGTAAAACTTATCGATACCATCGAGTTTCGTTGGGACTTGAAATCTGAGGACTATAGGAATGCCCGGGAATTGGGATACCGGCAGTATATTCACCCAGATAACTATGATGCCTACGGTAACCCAGATCCCTCGAACATCGATATCATAGCGATCAAAGGTGTAAGGGAAAGACATCGTCGTTTCATGGTAGATCTCAAGAATCACACTCGAGAATTAAAGATCCATACCTTATCGGTAGATGAAGATGGTATCACTCTCGTTAAGAGAATTAACAACGTATTGAAGCAGATCAACGATGGGTACGAAAACATTCGAAGACATTACATGTCATACGAACGAATTGTTAATCCAACATTATTGCCCCAAGTTACCTCGTCCTCTGATCCATCTACGATGGATGAAGATGAGATTGAGAGTGCGACTCCATTTCAAAAATGTCTACTGTACACCCTGGACCAGACCTACAAGTCTGGGTACCGCCGGTACAGGGATCATTGTTGTGAAGAAATTCGAACGGTCGATGGATACAGGACCCGTGCATGGATTCCTAAATTTACTATTACTCAATTTGTATATTCCCTGTCATCCAAAGATGACGATTTTAACAACTGGAAAAACTTTACGAGCAAGGGGTCTGTATACAGGGAGGTTATCGACAATATATCCAAGTGCGTTGATCACCAGTTTCCCCAAATTGAGAAAAGACGTCACGTCTGGTCGTTTAAGAACGGGGTTTTTGTTGGGAAACAATATAACGCAGATCGCGACGCGTATGAGTGCCGCTTCTACCCCTACGACAGTAAGGAATTCAGGTGCCTCGATCCAACTATAGTCGCGTGTAAGTACTTTGATCAACAGTTTGACGACTTTTCACACAAGGAACGGTGGCAGGATATCCCCACACCCTATTTCGACAGTGTGTTGGACTACCAGCAATTTGGAGACCCGGAGGTGTGTAACTGGGCGTATGTAATGGGTGGACGACTCTGTTTCGAAGTTGGGGACATGGATGGTTGGCAGGTTATCCCATTCTTCAAAGGTATCGCGAGGTCTGGTAAATCCACGCTGATCACCAAGGTGTTCAAGAAGTTCTACGATAGTGAAGATGTTGGTACGCTTTCAAATAACATCGAGAAGAAGTTTGGACTCTCGGCCATCAAGGATTCTTTCATGTTTATCGCACCCGAAGTCAAAGGTGATCTGGCTCTGGAACAGGCTGAGTTTCAGTCTATTGTTTCGGGTGAAGATGTTTCTATAGCCGTCAAGAACAAAACAGCCATTTCCATCGAATGGAAGGTTCCCGGTGTTTTAGGTGGTAACGAAGTTCCAAACTGGAAAGACAATTCTGGATCTATCCTCCGTCGTATCTTGCCATGGAATTTCAGTAAGCAGGTCCAGGACGCGGACCCCCACCTTGACAAGAAACTCGACAGGGAGTTACCTGTTATCCTCCTCAAGTGCGTCAGGGCGTATCTAGATTATGCATATAAGTACAGTGATAAGGATATTTGGAATGTGGTCCCGAAGTATTTCAAAAAGATTCAAAACCAGGTTGCCATGGTTGCGAGCACTCTGATCAATTTCCTAGAATCTACCAATATCATTTTGGGTCCCGAAAAGTTTGTCCCCCAGACACTGTTCATCGAATCTTTCAAGCGGCACTGTGAAGCAAACAACCTGGGGAAACCCAAATTCCATCAAGACTTTTACGCTGGCCCGTTTAGCTCTAGGGATATAGAAGTTAAAAATGCGGCGGTCGTGTACAAAGGTAGACACTACAAAAATCAACCCGTGATTTACGGTGTCGATGTTGTCGATGAACTCATGGAGATTAGTACCGACCACTGAAAAAAATATTCCCAATTAGTAATATGAGCCAGAGTGTCAAGGAATTTGTCAGACAATCTGGTGTAGAAGTTCAGAGTCCAAACTCAAACTCGAATGACAATTTTGCGAGAGAGCTTGAGGAGGCTATGAATGTCGAGACGAACGCGCAAAGGGAAGCACGAAGAAGAAGGGAAAGTTTGGCCAAGGCTTCCTCATTTTTTAGAACCCCCAGTCGCCCAACACGCCCGGTACAGATACCACAACCCTTACAAGAAAATTTAATGAATAATCAAAACTATAATACCCTCGGTGATGAATTTGCTGATGCGATGCCTGTTCCAAATGTAACACGGGAGATTGAAGTCAGTAAATTGAATATGGGTATGTTCAACGCCACCGTAAATACAAACTTTGGTAGCGGGGATCGCGTGAATCTCAAAAAAATACTTATGCGATCGCCAATCGGTCAAACCCCCATTGGTGAGGGTCTTTATGTAGACACGGAGGATATCCGCGGTGTTTACGGGCAGTTTAAGACGGGGTTCTCTCATACGAAGGAATATGGACCTAAGGGTGACCTAAACAAAAACTTTTCGACGGTCCAAATTAAACTGAAAATTACCAACAACACCGAAACCAAGGGGGGTACGGTGAACATATACAAAAATGGTAAGATACGTTTTTCGGGGGGCTTCATTGGACGCGATATATCCAATCAGGCTGAACTCATTCGCAACTTTGTTATAGGTAAGTATACGGAGGGGCAAAGCTTCCTATATAATCCATTCCAATACAACAATCTCAGTGGGACCT